CAAGAACAATTTGCTACTGGAATATTTATAGAAGATGACCACCACGATAACCAAGGCTTTGAAGAACAATTTACTATCGTGGAAATATTTGAGGAAGAAATGTTCCCACCTTTTGATGAATTTGGTAGTGATAACTTTGAAGAATATTTTGATGGCTCTGAGCCTGAAGAATTAATTATATTTTTTGAGCCTGAACCATTGCCTTTTATTGATGATTTTACGCCACACCATGATGAGCCCTTGCATCATCAAGATGATATATTGCTAGATGAGTTTATATTCCAAGAAACATTCTTAGTAGAAGATTACAGCGAACCTGAAACATTTATAGAATTTAATTCTATAGACGAACTAGAAGAATGGTTTGAAGAAGAAACCAATGAGCCTTTTGAAGAAAGGCTTGAGGAAAGACTTGCAGACCTTGATGAGCCTGAAGAGGAATTTATAGAAGAAATATTTGAAGAAGAAGCAGTAGAAGAAATCTTTGAAGAAATAGAAGAAATGCAAGAAATGATGGAAGAAGAACTGATTGCAGAAAGAGAAGAGGAGGCTAGAGAAGAAATACTTGAGGAAGTGGTAGAAGAGTTTGAAGCAATTGAAACTGAATCACCTACAGGTAAAAATAAATTGATGACTGTAGCTCTTAATGTAGTGCGAGCAGGAATACAAACAGCATCTAATAGTTATTCACAGGCTTCAGGTGGCTCCCAAACAAATAATGCAACTAATAACTCATCTAGCACCAACTTAACCACAGGAGGCTCTACAGCATCTAGTGGTGGTATAAGCACCTCTAGTAGCCCTAGTGCATCAGATCAGTTTGCAAGTGCAACACAACAATCTAATCAGGTTTTATCCATGTCAAATGACATGGGCGGTTCTAATAGTATGTCTATGTCCATAACACCATTGCCTACATTTGATAACTCTGCATCTATGGTTGTAGCTGATGTACAAGTGCAAAATGTACAAGGCGAAATTGACACAGCATCTTCAGGTGTTATGACAGCTTCAGAAGCAGATCAAATAGCAGATAAAATAATTGCTCAAAACATTGAAGCACAACAAGAAGAGATAGAAGAACAACAACAAGAAACAGGAAAGTATGGTGATGAATCAAAACTAATAGCACTCATAGGTTATGTGCCTGCGTTTAACAATTATTCACAAGTAAGCGTTCCTGATGCTACAGATTGGTATATTAGTGCAAATATTTATACATCTGCTACACTAGACGACAATACTGGTGCATTTTATGGGCTAGTAAACGAAAATTTAAAAGGTTTAAATGAAATGATAAGTGACGAACCTAATATTTGGAGATAATTATGGATTGGTTTCAAAGTAAAACAGGACAACTCATTGCTCTTGCAACAATAGTTACAACGCTTGCAGGCTTTGGCTATAGTGGAGCAACCTATGTTAATCGCATAGCTAACCTAGAAGCTAAGATTGGTGGATTAGGTGAAACAGAAAGCGAAATGAAAGTCATTGAAGAACGCTTTGCATCTATAGAAACATCAGTGCAATTTTTAGAAAAAGAAATAGACAATATTTCTGTGCCTGATGTTACAGAAATTAAAACTGATATAGCTACAATCAAAGCTGACTTACAAAGTTTAGATAGTAATTTAAGTAAAGTAGAAGATAAATTAGACAAAAAAGATAGCAACCCTCTGAATGGATAATGAAAAATCTATTCAGTCTTTTGTTGCTTAGTTCTTGTGCATCAGTACCTATGCCTGAAAAAGAATGGTCTGATTCCTACGATCCTGCAAAATGGCGTGCTCAATACGAAATTTGTAAAACAAAATTGTTTACAAAATACCCTATTGAGGTAAACAGTGAAGAATGGAGCAAATGTATGGGAGAGTTTGAATGAGTAAAATATTTATAGGAATTATTTTTGCTTTAGGATTATTTACATTTTTTCTTTGGAATGAAAACTCAAAACTTGCAGAACTTAACCAAGCCTTTGAACTTAGAGACAAAGAACAAAAATTAGCACTAGAAACAGTACAGAACGATTTTGCACTGCAAACATCTAGTTTGAAAGATTTGCAAAGCAAGAATAACGCTATAGAATTAGAAATGAGTCGTTATTTAGACATTTTTAAACGACACAATCTTACCAAGTTAGCAAATGCAAAGCCTAGTTTGATTGAAACGAGGGTAAATAATGGAACCAAGAAAGTATTTGATGGCATCGAAGCAGACAGTAGGCGTATTGATAGCCTTGATGATGGTTTGCAGTTGCAGTCTGATTCCCAGTAGACAACAAGTAGACATAATTACTAAACCTATTGAACGAACCATCGTTCAACCTGTCATGCCTAGAGCAATTGACCTAAAAGAACCATATTGGTATGTGGTTTCAGGCAAAAATTTAGATGAATTTCTTGCAAGAGTCGAAAAAGAAGAAGGTCAAGTCGTATTTTTTGCTATGTCTGTGCCTGATTACGAATTAATGGCTTACAACATGCAAGAACTTAAACGCTACATCAATGAATTGCAAGAAGTCATTGTTTATTACAGAAAAGTCACCATTACTGATAAAAAATAGGGGTAAAGTATGGAAATTTCATCAGAAGGCATAGCCTTAATTAAAAAATTTGAAGGATGTGAGCTAAAAGCGTACAGATGTGCCGCTAATGTATTAACCATTGGCTATGGTCACACCAAAGATGTCACAGAAGACATGGAAATCACCCAAGAAGAGGCTGAAAACATGTTAAAACATGAATTAATGGATTATTGTAACTATGTAGACATGTATGTGGAGGTACCATTAGAACAACATCAATTTGATTCGTTGGTTTCATGGACATATAACTTAGGACCAACTAATTTAAAGTCTAGTACGCTACTCAAAGTATTAAATGACAAAGATTATGAAGGTGTACCTGCTCAAATTAAGCGTTGGAACAAGGCAAATGGCGAAGTCAAAAAAGGTTTAATACGCAGAAGAGAAGCTGAAGCATTAATGTTTGAAAATAAAGAATGGTATGAGGTGTAATTGGTTTATAATTTTCTTAGGCACAACTCCATTAGTGCTTAGGACAGGATAGAACCAAAAATGTCACTATCTATCTATTCTGTCCGACTTTTATGAACATAAACGATCTAAAAGACTTTGATATTCTTTCACCTCAAGATAAGGCTGAGGCTCTTACACTATTACAAAAATACGATGAATTAGGCAAACAAGATTCTTGTCAAAAAGATTTCATGAGTTTTGTAAAACACATGTGGGGTGAAACTTTTATTGAAGGTCGCCACCATAAAATAATTGCTGACAAGTTTAATCGTATTGCACAAGGTAAACTTAAAAGATTAATTGTTTGTTTGCCACCAAGACATTCTAAATCAGAATTTGCTTCTACTTTCTTTCCTGCATGGATGATGGGTCTTAATGGTGCTCTAAAGATCATACAATGTACCCATACATCAGAATTAGCAGTCAGATTTGGTCGAAAAGTAAGAAATTTGATTGATTCAGAGGATTTTCAAACTGTTTTTCCTGATGTGAGCCTTCAATCAGACAATAAATCAGCAGGTCGATGGACAAGTAACATGGAAGGTGAGTTCTTCGCAGCAGGTGTTGGAGGTGCTATTACTGGTCGTGGTGCTGATTTGCTTATTATTGATGATCCACATAGTGAACAAGATGCACTATCACCAAAATCAATGGACTCTGCTTATGAATGGTATACATCAGGACCAAGACAGAGATTACAGCCCGGTGGAACTATTGTGATTGTTATGACTCGATGGAGCACAAAAGACTTGGTTGGTAGAGTGCTTAAAAAACAAGGTGATGACAATGCTGACCAATGGGAAATCGTAGAGTTTCCTGCAATCATGCCAAAAACAGACAAGCCTCTGTGGGGTGAGTTTTGGAAGAAAGAAGAGTTATTAGGCGTTAAAGCATCGTTACCTATAGCAAAATGGAACGCACAGTGGATGCAAAATCCTACTGCAGAAGAAGGTTCTATTGTTAAAAGAGAATGGTGGGAGAAATGGCATGGTGAACAGGTACCATCCTATGATTATGTTATACAAAGTTACGATACAGCTTTTTCTAAAAAAGAAACTGCTGACTATTCTGCAATAACTACATGGGCTGTTTTTGAACATGAAACCAATGAAACACCTTGTTTAATTTTGTTAGATGCCAAAAGGATGCGTGTAGACTTTCCTGAACTAAAAAGACTGGCTTGGGATGAATATAAATACTGGGAGCCTGATTGTGTTTTAATCGAAGCCAAAGCATCAGGCACACCTTTGACACAAGAACTAAGACGAATGGGAATACCTGTTACTGCCTACACACCTAGTAGAGGTCAAGATAAAGTAGCTAGAATGAACAGTGTTGCACCTATTTTTGAATCAGGCATGGTTTGGGCACCTGATGAAAGTTTTGCAGACGAAGTTATTGAAGAAATGGCTAGTTTCCCTTATGGTGATAATGATGACTATTGCGATAGTGCAACTATGGCTTTAATGCGTTTCAGACAAGGTGGTTTTTTGTCATTGCACGAAGATTACCAAGATGAAGTAAAATTATTAAGAAAAGACAGAACAGTGTATTATTAAACAATGAAAATTTTTTTAACATCCTTTGAATTTGATGGCATAGAATATTCAGGACCAAACATATTTGCTAGAAACTGGGAAATAGCTGAGGCTGTTGCTGAGTATCAAGGTTTAAAAATTGATGGTGAATTAGAAGAAATACACAGTGAAGAGTTGTTACAAGAATTAAACGAAAAAAGAGTGCTACACTAAGGTTATTATGGCAGTTGAAAGAGTATTAGGTACAGAAAATAATCCTGACATCATAGAATCAGGCAGTGCTGTAGAAATTATCCCTGAACAAAGCAGATCAGAAGCTATTAGCGAATCAGATAATATTGTAGTTATGAATGATGAGGTTTTGTTAGACGAACAAATAGCGGCTGAACTTGCCAACATGGAAAACGAAACAGAAGATTTTTTTGATAATTTAGCTGATTTTATAGACGAAAGAGAACTTACAAAACTAGCATCTAATCTTATTGATTCTATTCATGGCGATCTTGAATCAAGAAGCGAGTGGGAAAAAACCTACACAGATGGTCTTAAATACTTAGGCATGAAGTTTGATGACAGTCGTTCTCAACCATTTCAAGGTTCTAGTGGTGTCATTCATCCAATACTAGCAGAGGCTACAACTCAGTTTCAAGCTCAGGCTTATAAAGAGTTATTACCTGCTAAAGGACCAGTTAAGACACAAATACTTGGTGCAAGAACTGTAGAAACAGAATCACAAGCTGAAAGAGTCCAAGAGTTTATGAACTATTACATCATGAATGTAATGCAAGACTACGATCCTGAATTAGATCAATTGTTATTCTATTTACCACTTGCAGGTTCTTGTTTCAAAAAAATCTACTTTGATACCGTATTACAAAAAGCAATATCTAAATTTATACCACCTGAAGATTTGATTGTGCCATACGAAGCACCTGATATGTCTTCAGCAGAAAGAATTACCCATTCAATTACGATGTCTCGTAACGAGATTAAAAAACAACAACTTTCAGGTTTTTACATAGATGTAGATATACCTGAAGAGTCTTATGAAAGTCGTGACGAAATATCTACTGAAATTGATGAAATAGAAGGCACATCACCTAGTTACACAGAAGATCGAAATAGAACAATTTACGAAGTA